CACGGCATTTTAAGTCTTTGTCAAATCCCTTATAGCATTTCATTTTTCCTTGTCCTCCAAATTCAGTCCGAGCATAGCTGCACAAACTTCTTTCTTTAAATACGTATCTGCTTCGGTAGTGTTTAGATACGCTTCAAACGCTTTCATCCTACCGACAAACTCGGCGTATTCCTCGACTACGGTCTCTGCTCTGAAATCCATCTTATATTCTTTCTCCATCACAATCCCCCTCACAATACGGACATTTGTTGTCCATCAGAATTTTGTTTAAATGGTCAGTTACTTTCTTCACATTTTCTTCCTGCTGATAACCGCCCTCTGCAATACTGTACATATCAAACTCTCTTAAGGATTCTTTCTTATATATGTTGATGTGCAAGCTGCATCCGATCTTGTAGTTTGCAAAATGAAATGCTACCGTTCTACCAGTTTCTTTCTGAACTCTCCTGCATAACTGGTACAGTTCATCTACGGTCTTATCAAAATCATTCATCTTCATCGAAAAGTCCTCCAAGTAATTCGCCAAATAATGTTTTTACAACTTCTTTGATTTTTTCTTTTTGAATAGTTTTAAATTCTTCTTCGTTCATCAGCCCGATTTTGACCGCTTCGTCAATCTCCTGCTTCACAGATTTCTCTGTTTCTTTGCCACCTTCCATAATAGTTTCTTTGATTCCACGAACGATAACAGCTAAGTCAGCTATTAATTCTGCTTTACTGCCTTTAAGTGTGATTTCTCCCATTTTTGTCTCAATCATCTTTCTTTTCCTCCGTTTCTTTTAATTTCATCCGGGTAAATAACCACGAATGATAATGCGAATATTGCGATTGCTACTGCAACCGGCTGTGATGCTCTGTCAAATCTCCAGAACGGCAGGTACGGTGACATACCTCCGATCAGAGCTGACAGGATTAATGATTTTCTCAGCCCTTTTCTTCTCTTCTTGGCGTCCCACTTACTCTCTTTAACTTCACGTGTCCGCCCGAATTTCTTTTCCCATTCAGTACGTTCATTATTCTCTTTTTCCGGCATCTCAGTTTTGATCAAGCCAAGTGTCTTCAACACTAGAAGAATTGTATGAACTGGGATGTCTTTCAGTGAATCATATGCAAGTAGATTGATATCGCAAAGGTCTTGAAACTGCTCATCTGTCAGTTTGATTCCGATGTCTTCATAATCTTTCTTTCCTGTACAGAACATTTGTTTTGCCATGTTTCTCACCTCTTTCTTGTGGTATAATCTCCCCGAAGGGAGGTGTGGATTATGAATAAAGAACAAATGATTCACGATTTAGCGGTTGTATATGCAAAATCTAAATTAAATGAATACGTTCTTGGCAATAGAGAAGCTCCGTTGGATGGAAATACTTCTATGTCAAATGACGAAATTCGATATTTAAAGCGTGCATATGATTTTGCTATTCAGAATCTTTCGGATTAAACGCTCGTTTCCCGTATAAAGCGTTTTGAATTCCATCGGTAACGCATTCGGTAATTGTCTTCCCGTCAATATTTGCTGTGTGCGTTACTTTTTTTGTTCTCGTAGGAGCAACTTCTTTCCGAATAGCTTTAAGCTCTTCTAAAATCTGTTTGAGTAATGCATTTGTTTCTTCCAACATATCATTCCTTTCTGTGGTATACTCTCCTTATGAAAGGAGGTGTAATAATGACGGATAATGAAAAACGTGCACATGATTTAGCTATTGCAGTTTGCACTGATGTTTGCCATTTAAAACGTCAATCTCAAGTTGATGCTGGCAAAACTCATGTAACCATCGATTATTTCGAAGAATACATAAATGCTTATGAATCCGCATTAGAAGCATTCAACGAAAAATATCCATCTGGCAAATAGGTTTCTTATTAATCAAACATGTTAAGGAAATAGGTTTCTTTGATGTTCGCGCCATCTTAGAAGCCTTTTTCTTTTTTTTCTTTCTGCTCATGACCCTGTCCCTTTCTTATAAGAAACTTTCCTGCGCATTAGAACTGTCAATCTGGTCTTTCAGATACATTGGCAATTCATATTCATTGATGATTTTCACCGCCAGATCGCACTGATTTCTCTTGATTGCCTTGTAAGTGTTCACGCCAAATTCTCTTCGAAGCTGCGCATCAATGTCGCTGTAAACCTGCTGACGGATGGAATTATCCTTGTATGCCGGAGAGTTCTTACCGCCCAGCAGCGGGACAACTTTCTGATTCTTTGCCTTTGTGATTTTCTGGCATTCCAGTGCAAGCAATGGCATATCTTTTTTGAACTCCTGTAAATCTTCGTTGACCTTTCGGATTTCTTCCTTTACTTCGAGCGTTCCTTTTGCGACGATTTGAAGTTGTTCTTCCAAGGTCATTGGTTTCTGGTAAGAACCTGTCTTACGGATGGAAGGGAGGACTTCATCCATAACCCATGATTCGAATTTCTCTGCTGATGGAAGTTTCGACTTCATAATCAATCGGTACAAATCTCCCTCGTTTATGTATGACATTGACTGAACGCCACTAGATGTAGGGGTGTCACGTTTCGTTACTCCCTTGCAATGGTCAAGAATGGCTTTTCTCGGATTGCTGTATCCAAGTGCTTTCGCAACATCTGTTCCAACAAAATACGGTTTCCCGTCAATTTCTATTGTTCGGATTTCTCCGAACTCTTCTGAGTTAAAAATCTGTAAGCTGTTCATTTATCTCCTTTCGTGTAATATATTTAAGTCGCGTTATTGCGACTATGATGTAAAAAAAATATCTATAGCTTCCTCTTTGCTTAAAGGAACTGCATTTACGATTCCGTGGATTTCTCCGATTGTAAATTTCTCTCCGCCATCTTTTAGTTTTCTGTAGAATGTGCTTCTATCCATTCCAATTGCATTTGCAACAGCTTCCTGAGTGTTTCCACGTTCAACGATTTTTCCTTTAAGTCTAGCTATATTAACAACCATTCGCGCTCCTCCTTTCCAGTAGCATTAATGCAACTTTGTAATTATACATTACACCAAAGTGTCGCATATGTCAACATATAAAATCGCATTTTTGCAATTATTTTTGTTGCACTTTTGCATCATTAGTGTTATTATGTATTCAGGAAGGAGGTGTGAAAAATGTCGGAAACTGGCGAACGAATAAAAGAAAGAAGAAAACAACTTAATATGAGCGCTGATGAGTTGGCAGAAAAATTGGGAGTGTCAAGGTCTACTATATTCAGATATGAAAAAGGCGATATTGATAAAGTTCCTGCCGAATATATGAATGTATTAGCAAAAGCACTTAGTACGACACCCGCTTGTTTAATGGGATGGGAGGAAAATTTAGAAACAGACACAGATTTTATTCCAAAATTGATGTCAAATTCAAATGTCGTTGAACATGTTAAGTTACTAATTGAATTAAGCGAATCTGATAAGAAAAGCGTTTTCGACATGATTGAATTTCTTCACAAAAAAGGCAGGGATTAATTCCCTGTCTTTTTCTAATATCCCCATTGATTCTTGAATGAAACAATCATGTTGTACAAGAATTTCATAAATTTTTCACTATCTATCTTTTGCACCATTTCAATAATCTCTTTCTTATAATCCATAAATAGCCCTCCCTGTCACAACTACCACCTACATTACAGTATATGCCCGGCTTGCGGGGAACAGAACCGAACATCAGTTTGTTTCAATCATTATATCACCGATATTCCCTCTTGGCAACTGCCAAATATACATGGGCTTTCGTGTTCTCAAATACAAATTTTACGATTTCAAATATTGTTATGCTTTTATAAATGAAATATGTAGCATTGTAAACTTTTTGATTTTCGTCTGGATTCTGGTGATTCTGCATACACTGCATATGGTGTACCGTGCTACTAATCTGTACATCTTTCTGACTATCCGGCACAACCTTGAACGGAATATGTAGTACGCAGAATATCTGGCAGAACGCCAATACAAGTGCTATAAATGTCTTTCTTTTTCTACTCATAAAACCAATTCTTCCCTTTAGATAATGCACATAATAATAGCATATTTCACCGTGTAATGCGGATTTTGTTATAAATGGCAGGAAAAATGTAAAAAATATCATTTTCTACTATGATTTTCTCGTAAGAAGCGGTATAATATGTAAAAATTATACAAGGAGGAAACGAGTATGAAGAAATTTAAAGCATTGTTATTAGCACTGGTTTTATCATTAATCTCTGTAATCCCAGTATCTGCCGCAACTCTTTCACCAATTCAAATTGGAGTTACTGATGACGGGGATTACGTAGTCGGAAAAACTATGCAAACATATAGCTACCAGACAGTTGACAAGGATATGTATGTTGGCAGGAATGCTGAATATACATTTTATGGAAAACTGACAATTAAAGGAAATCTGTATGTTCTGGGGACGTTCAAGAATCACGGAACTGTAAACGTACATGGAGATATCATTTGTTTAAATTACTACGAAGGAAATGTGCTTGTCAAAAGGGCTTCAAACCCTTTAAGTGACGGAACCATTCAGGTTTTTGATCACGGAAGATTTTACAACTACGGAGATGCAACCTCTAAATCCGTTGTTACCGATGCAAAATACGCATGGATTGACCCGCCGCTCATATATCTTAAATGTGAACACAAAAATCGCACAAAAGCAACTTGCACTAGCTCTTCAAAATGCTTGGACTGTGGTGAAACATTGAGCCCTGCATTAGGGCACAAATGGTCTGACTGGAAGCTTATTCAAAAGGCAACTGTATTCGAACCGTCTGTAAAGCAAACAAAATGTTCCCGCTGTGGATCGAGAATAAAAGCCGAGGGAAATGATGTTTTAACTCCTACTGGAACAGCAAATTACAAAAATGTTACTCTAAAAAAAGGTCAGGCAACATCTTCAGTAAAAATCGTTGGAATGGCAAATGGAGATTATTTAGCTGATGTCGCAGTCAAAAATAAAAAGCTTATAAAAATCACAAATGTCAAGCCGAACGGAACATTTAAGATTTCCGCCTTAAAAATCACCGGAAAAACCACAATTCAAGTTAAATTAGCAAGTGGAAAAACTATAAATATAAATGTTAAAGTGCAAAATTCATCTGTTTCTACGACGAATTTAACCGTTAAGAAAGATAAAATCAGTATTTCGAAAGGAAAGGCTTATAAAATCAAAGTATCTAAAACTCCATTTACTTCGCAAAGTAATATATCATTTTCTACCTCTAATAAGAAAGTTGCTATCGTAAGTAAAAATGGAACTGTCACAGGTCTAAAGAAAGGTACTGCTTATATTACGATAAAATCAGGAAATGTAAAAAAGAAAGTAAAGGTTTCTGTAAAATAATTATTCAAAGTCAGGAAAAGGAAGGGGATTAACGTCCCCTTCCTTTTCTTTTTGCCCGTAGGCGGTTTCTATACACACATCCTCCCGATTCCGGGATTCCAGAAACCCTGTATTCATCAATTTGTCGATTTTTTTAGTTTTTATTCATTCCTCAACACTTTACACTATAAAAGTGCCGTGCTAAAATATATTTGTGATGTTGTATAGAATACTATCACAACTCACAGGAAAATTGTGTGTATTGTCAAAAACGCGGGAATTTTTGACAAAATTGAGAATTTGAAAGGAGGAATTGCGTATGAGGATAGCTATTTGTGATGATGACGAACTGGATATTGAGATTTTCAAGGAAAGAGTCGCAGGCTTTCTGAAGCGCAAAGGCGACTGGCGGTACGAAATCAAAGACTACCGCAGAGGTAACCCGTTGATTGACGATGTTAAGGACGGTATGTGGTTTGATATAATTGTCCTTGACATGATCTTAGAAAAGGAAAATGGTCTGGAAATTGCGCACCGGCTCCGGGATGCAGGATATAAGGGGAATATCATTTTCTGGACATCCGACAAGGAGCATTTCCGAGAAGCATTCGATGTTGGTGCGGTGCAATATGCCATCAAAGGCAAGGAATATGGCAGGATGTACAGCGCAATCAACGAGATTCTGTCTCATATGAGGGATGAGGTTCTAACATTCAAAACGCACGGAGAATTGCATCGGTTGGAATACAGACAGATTGAATATGTTGAGAGTAAAGGCCGTTCATGCCATATATACACGACCGATAACCAGTGCTTTGTAACACTTGGAAAGCTTGACGACATCGAAGAAGAATTGTGTGATAAAAGATTTTTGCGATGCCATCAGAGTTATTTGGTCAACATGGATCACATTCAGTCCGTGAACGAGAACTTCATTATGGAATCTGGCGATATTGTCCAGATACGCCGCCGGAACCACAACGAAATCAAGGATAAATACGAAAATTATATAAATTGATATTACAAAGACCGCCAGCGATGTGAGACTGGCGGTCTTTTCGGGGAATTGAAAACTTTTAAGAAAGAAGGATTTATTGAACATGTTTATTATATCATTCTATTCGTTATATATCAAGTACCACTTGGAATTTAAATCGCGATCAGGTCTTTCCAAGTCGCAGGGCCGCATACGCCGTCTACGGCAAGAACCTCTTTTCTGGATTCCTGATAAGCTTTCAGGGCGTAGATAGTGTTGGCATCTGCTTTCCGGGTGAGTTTCAGGGCTTTTCCGGTTTTTCCCTTAAATCCTCTAGCTCTTAAAATCTCCTGAAGCAATAATACGGATGTGTTTTTGTCTCCTGATTTTACGGTTTCTGGTGTGAACATATAGTTGCCTCCTTCTGTATTGGTTGTCTCTGTGGAAGATGCGACGAGTGAATAGTCTGGTGTACAGAACTTTGTTCCCGGAAGCTTGCTGTTATAGTAGCTCTTCTGGCAGACGCCACCGCCATTTGCTATGATCCCGGATGCTCCGGAGGTATTTCCTTCGATGGTATAAAATTTGTCTCCGATCACGGCAGTAACAAGTCCTGTATGAGTAAATGTACCGTTATGATAAAAGATAACAATGTCTCCAATTTTTGGGTACGAATTAAGTGTAAATAATTCACTCATGGTCGGACAGTATACATAAGGCCAGTGCTTTAAAAGTTTTTTAGCCTTGTCCAGACCGAATGCTTTCATGAAACACCAGCTCACGAATGCTGCACACCAGGGCTGTCCCTGATAGGATGGTTTTATATCCCGCCAGTACTTCGTATAATTGTTTGAACCTGCATTTGCAGTCTTATCATCAAGCTGAATATTTGATTTCTTTTCAAGATAACCAATTTCATTTTTCGCAATAAGAATCAGCTTTTCAATATTTTTGTCCACTGTTGAAACCTCCTTATAGTCTTTATAGAATACGCTTCGGTCTACAGTTCCATTGATTCCAGGAATCTTGGCCTTGG